GCTTCAGGCGGGCGGGGCTGAGCATGGATCGATCTCTCTGCGGTGGCCGGGGGCCTTGAGAAGCTCCGGCCGCAGCCGGGGCTTTTCGAAGCCCCCGCCCCCTCGGGGGAGGACGAGGGGGCGGGAACACTGCCTAGGGCGCGTGGGGTGCGCCTCAGACGATCTCGATGTTTTCGATCAGGCAGGCGAAGTCGAAGTCCTCGACCACGTAGGCGTCGTTCGAGGACTCGTAGGTCTCGATCTGGTCGAGCTCGGCGCGGTCCACGACGGTGCGCCGGCGCTTGCCGGCCTGCTCATAGATCGAGAGGTTCGACTCGCCAGCCACCAGGCGGGTGATGAGGATCGCGTTGGTGGGGAAGAACGGAACGGTGACCGCCGTCTTTCCACCCACGCGCTTGGCGCTGATGATCAGATCAGCCGCCAGCTGCTCGGTGGGCTCGAGGTTCGAGTTCACCATGGGGAAGAACTTGTCGTGCACCAGGTCGTCGCCGAGGATGGCGACCAGGCCAGGATCCTGCCGTGCCCAGGACGGCAGCAGGTTGTGCACGGCGTCGACCACCAGGGCGTCGACGTTGCGATAGTCCGTGGTCGCGGCGTCGGCGCCGATCTTGATGACGTCCGCGGTGGCGCCTTCCATCAGATAGCGGGCGCCGCCGTCGTACTGGCGGATGTGCTCCAGCCAGCCGATGTTCACGTCCTGCAGGAGCGGACTGGTGCCCTTGTTGGTCGTGGCGGCGGCCGAGGTGCCGTTCCAGCCAATCATGATCCGGTCCAGGGCCTGGCGCGTCAGGATCTGGTTGCGGATGCGGGTCTGGAAGTCCGGGAACTTCGCCCACATGTCGAGCTTGGCGTAGCGGATGTGGGTGTCGGAGTTGGTCTGCTTGCACTCGTAGCCCAGGGCGTCCAGGCCTGACGGGTCCGTGGTGGTCCGCTTGGTGCCGCCGGCGGTGTTGGTGCGGCCGGCCAGCGGGCCGCTGACGCCCAGGCCGAGCTTTTCGCCCTTCATCTCGTCCACGGGGGAGATGTTGACGCGCTGCAGGAAGCCCGAGGACTCCTGCTGCTTGTCATTGAGCTTCTGCTGGATGGAAGGCTCGACGGTGAAGGCCTTGCCGCCGCGGACGGTTTCGCGGTCCTCGCCGTTCAACTCGGCCTGGCGGTCCAGGTAGGCGTTGAAGGCCTTGCGGGTTTCTCTGAGCATTTACGGGGTCCGTGGGGCGAGAGGATCAGGTGAGGGCGGTGCGGCTGACGGCGATCAGCAGTCGGTCTGGATGATCTCGCCGCCGGTCCCGCTGACGGGCGGCCGCTTCGACGAGAGGTCCTCGGTCTTGTCGAGCTCGCCCTTGAGCGTGTCGTGGTCGGAGCGGAGCGCGGAAACGGCGTCGGAGATCGGCTTCAGCTTGGCTTCCACCAGCTCGGAGAACTTGGCGAAGCTCGTCTCCATGACGGCGCTCAGGGCGGCCACGTCGGCCGCCGGCGCGGCCTCCGGCTTCGGCTCGGGCTTAATCTCCGGCTTCGGGGCGGCGGCCCCGAAAATCTCCTTCAGGACGCTCCCGATCTGAGCGCCCAGGCTCGCGGTCTCGGCCTCTTCGGGCTCGAGCTCGATGGTGGTCTCCAGGGTCGAGGAGAAGATGTTGGCGGCGTCCTGCTTGCGACCATCCAGGGAGGCCTTCACGGCCGCGGCGGCGGCGTCGCCGGTCTTGGCGCTGAAGGCGAGAATGTCGGTGCCGAGGCTGGCGGGGTTGTCGGTGGCCGCGAGGCCGACCAGGCCGGCCTTGCCGGACTTGGCGAAGTCGGGTGCGACCTCGATGGAGGTGTAGATCTTCTGCCGCTTCTTGGTCAGGGCCACCAGGTCGTCGGTGGGGTCGATCTGGGCGTAGAGGGCGGTGCGCTTCTGGACCTTGCCGCCGATCTCGATGTCATCTTCCTGCGTCCGGACGGCGAGGATGTCGCCATAGGCCTTGAAGGGGCCGTCGCCGGAGAAGCCGCGGATGTGTTCCAGGTTCACCCGGGCGCCGTAGGTGGCATGGTTGTAGGTGGCGGCGATGTCAGTCAGCCAGGACTTCTCGATCGTGCGGCCGTCCGAGGCGGTGGCGCCCTCGACGGCGACGCGGAAAAATTTTGAGCGAGGCATGCCTGAGCGGCTCCTGTTGGCGAACGGATTGATCGCCTGCAGGGGGCTCTGGGATCGGGGGTCGACTCAACTTCGGTCTGTCGGGTACCGCGGCGGCCCGACATGGCGGCGAGGTTTGTCAGCGGCTCAGGGCGGCGGCTACTAGGCGACGCATAGCTTCGGGCCGCGAGGGTTTCGGATCGGGCTGGGCCTTGATCCACGCATCCAATTCGGCGAGTTGGTCGGGAGGGACGCGGACGCTTAGCTGCACCGCATCTACCCGCGGCCGCCCGGTCTTTCTCGTATTAGAAACGTTTGACATGTCTCGTTTCCCGTACTAGAAAGTGCGGGCCGAAGCAAGGGCTGGCACCCTTGCAACGGCCCTAACTCGAACCAGGGATGGAACCCCATGGCCCAAGCTGCCCACGTCTATACACCCGACTCGCTCATGCCGCTCGATTGGACCATGGGAGAGGCTGCCCGGCGTCACATCGAAGGCGTTCGATCGGTGCTGGAGCGCGGAATCGCCGAGCGCTATCTCGACACCGAGACGCTCGCCCTGCTGCTTCAGGAGGTCGAGATCGTCCTTGGAGAAGCCACCGCCGGCGAGGTGCGTCATGCCGCTTGATCGCCGCTCGCTGTTCGCCGCCTTGGTGGCCGCCCCCGTGATCGCCAGCCCACCGAAGGCGGCGGCCATGCCCGCCCTGCAGCCGGGCCACATCTGGGTTCAGGTGCCCGAGCAGGCCTGGGGTCAGTTCCTAGAGGCCGCGAAGGCGCTGGATGCGCTCGCGCGGCGCTGATGGCGAACCATTCCCGGGATCTAGGCGGACGTAGGTTCGGGCGCTTGGTGGGCGTCAGGCGAGTAGAGAACCTTGAGGCAAAGCGCACGCGATGGCTCTTCCGCTGTGACTGCGGCGTTGAAGTCGTCAAGTATTCCAGCCTAGTCACGGCCGGGGAGACACAGAGCTGCGGATGTTTGCGCGTCGACACGAGGAAGAAGCTAGCCACTAAGCACACCCATCGATCTGAATATCGTTCAACACCGACCTACCGTAGCTGGCGATCCGCCATCGGTCGGTGCGAGAACCCTAACTATGCCAACTATGAGCACTACGGCGGTCGAGGCATCCAGATGCATCCTGTCTGGCGAACCAACTTTCAGGCTTTCCTGCGGGACATGGGCCCGCGCCCAGAAGGCACGACCCTCGACCGCCTAGACGGTGACGGCGACTATGAGCCCGGCAACTGCCGCTGGGCGACGCCGAAGGAGCAGGCGCAGAACCGACGCCCTAGGCGATAGGCAAAGACCGCCTGTCGGGCAACGGCGCGGCCCGACAGAATTCGGTCGGGCGCAGGGGAGGGCGCGGGCAGGCTCCGCGCCAATGGATCAGGCCCCTTCACAGAGGATCACGCCGCCGGCGTTTGACCCCCGTCGGGAGGCGAAGTGGCTGTATTGGACCGGCTGGCGCCTGGTCGATATCGCCGAGCGGCTGCATCTGCCCATGCCGACGATCGCCAGCTGGAAGGGGCGGGATGGCTGGGAGACCGCCAAGCCGATCGACCGGATCGAGGGTGTGCTCGAGGCCCGGATCATCCAGCTGGTCCTGAAGGAGCCGAAGACCGGGTCCGACTTCAAGGAGATCGACCTCCTCACCCGCCAGATGGAGCGCCTGGCGCGGGTCCGCCGGTACAACGAGCCCGGCGGCCACGAGGGCGACCTCAATCCGAAGGTGACCGAGCGCAACAAGAAGGCCAGGCGCGCCCGGCCCGCGCCCAACACCTTCAGCGAGACCCAGATCGCCGAGCTGCAGAGGATCTTCCGAGAGGAGAACTTCGCCTATCAGAATTCCTGGCTCGCCAACCGGCACATGCGAACCCGGGCGCTGCTCAAGTCGCGCCAGACCGGCGCGACCTTCTACTTCGCTCGCGAGGCCTTCGACGACGCCCTGACCGGCGGCGGCAACCAGATTTTCCTGTCGGCCTCGCGCAACCAGGCGCGGGTGTTCCGGACCTATATCTGCCAGCTGGCCGAGCGCGTGGATGTCGAGCTGCGCGGCGACCCGATCATCCTGCCGCCGATGGAGGGCCGGCAGGGCGCGGAGCTCTACTTCCTGGGCACCAACGCCCGGACGGCCCAGGGCTATCACGGCAACTTCTACTTCGACGAGTTCTTCTGGACCTTCCGGTTCCGCGAGCTGAACAAGCTGGCGCGGGCCATGGCGACCCACTCCCACTGGCGCCGGACCTATTTTTCCACGCCCTCGAGCATCCAGCACGAGGCCTATGCCTTCTGGAGCGGCGACGAGTTCAACCGCGGCCGGGCGAAGGATCGCCGGGTCTCGATCGACGTCAGCCATGATGCCCTGCGCGACGGGCGCCTCTGCGAAGACCGGGTCTATCGCCAGATCCTGAATATCTACGACGCGATCGCCGGCGGCATGTCGATGTTCGACGTCGAGGAGCTGCAGCTCGAGAACAACCCGGCGGACTTCGCCAACCTCTACCTCTGCCAGTTCATCGACGACACGCGGTCGGTCTTCCCGCTCAGCCTGCTGCAGCCGTGCATGGTCGACGCCTTCGAAGACTGGGGCGATGTGGACTGGTTGGCGCTGGATATGGGCCGCCGGCCGTTCGGCCGCACGCCGGTCTGGATCGGCTATGACCCCAGCGCCACGGGCGACAGCGCCGCCCTGATCGTCATAGCGCCGCCGAGCCGGCCGGGCGGCAAGTTCCGGGTCCTGGAGAAGCAGCAGTTCCGCGGCCTGGACTTCCCGGCCCAGGCGATGGCCATCAAGGCCGTCTGCGACCGCTATGAGGTCGAGCATATCGCCATCGACGCCAACGGCATCGGCCTGGCCGTCATGCAGCTGGTGAAGGCGTTCTTCCCGGGCGCCGTGGCCGTCGGATACACGCCGGCGGACAAGCAGCGGATGGTGCTGAAGGCCTATGACGTCATCCGCTCGCATCGCCTCGAGTTCGACGCCGGCGAGACAGCCCTGGCCCAGAGCCTGATGGCCATCCGCAAGGCGGTGACCGCCAGCGGGCGGGGCATCACCTATGAGGCCGGCCGCACCGACGAGACCGGCCACGCCGACCTGGCCTGGGCCCTCATGCACACCCTGATCAACGAGCCGCTCGAGGCCCCGCATGGCCTGGGCAACTCCAACACCGTGGAGATCTACTAGTGACCGAAAACGCAGCGGAGAGCTCGGCCGACCCGGGCGTGGTCGCCTTCGCCTTTGGAGATCCAGAGCCGGTCATGAGCCGCCGGGATCTGCTCGAGTACCTGGAGTGCTGGTCCAACGGCCGCTGGTACGAGACGCCCATCTCGACGGCCGCCCTGGCGCGCACCTTGCGGGTGGGGTCGCATCATGAGAGCGCCATCCGCGTGAAGGTCAACCTGCTGCGCCGCACGTTCGAGCCGACGCGGATGCTGTCGCGCGACGCCCTCGGCGCCCTGGCGCTGGACTACCTGGTATTCGGGAACGCCTATCCGGAGCTGCGGCGCGCGGTGACCGGCCGGGCGCACCACGTCGAGCGGCCGCTGGCCAAGTATGTTCGGCGCGGGCTCGAGCCCGGCGAATTCTTCCAGGTCCATGGGTTCGTCGGCTTTGCCGGCCAGCTGGCCCAGGAGCACAAGTTCGAGAAGGGCTCGGTCCACCAGCTGATGGAGGCCGACGTCCACCAGGATATCTACGGCCTGCCTGAGTACATCAGCGCGCTGCAGTCGGCGTTCCTGAACGAGAGCGCGACGATCTTCCGCCGGCGCTACTACGACAACGGCAGCCATGCGGGCTTCATCCTGCTGGCCACCGACGCGACCCTGGACCAGCCGTCGCAGGAGAAGATCAAGACCGCGCTGAAGGACTCCAAGGGGGTGGGCAACTTTCGGAACATGTTCGTCCACATGCCCAACGGGAAGCCCGACAGCCTGAAGCTGATCCCGATCAGCGAGGTGGCGGCGAAGGACGAGTTCCTGGGCGTGAAGAACACCTCGCGCGACGACGTCCTGGCGGCGCACCGGGTGCCGCCGCAGATCCTCGGGATCGTGCCGGCCAACGCCGGCGGGTTCGGGGACATCGGCAAGGCCACCGACGTCTTCTTCCGCAACGAGATCGAACCGCTGCAGACCAAGTTCGAGGGCATCAACGACTGGCTTGGCGAGGAGGTCGTGCGCTGGCGGCCATGGGAGCCGATGTCGTCTCCGGCCAGAGCGCCTGGCGCCGCGGCCTAGGGAACCGCCTCCGCCCCTCGGAGTTGTACACCCGGCTCGCAGTCCCCCCCGGCTAGCGAGCCCCCCTATTACGCCCTCGGCCTCCCCGGCCGGGGGCGTTGTCGTAGGATCTCTTCCTCACCCTTCGGCCAGACGAGGATGGTCCAGTCCAGGTACTGGCCGATGGCCTCGCCGCCGAACGTGTGACGCCTCCGCGTCTGCACGGCTCCGACGCGCAGGTGAGGGCAGGCCTCGACGAGCGCGGCAGGGCTGAACATGTCCGTGCATCGATGCGCGAGCAGCAGCGCACTCCCGAACCCCTCGGGTGATATGCCCACCTCTTCGGCCGCCCACGCGAGCTCCAGCAGGGCCAGAGCCTGGTCCTCGGTCATGAATGAGAACATAACAGGAACGACGAGGGGCGCCACCCCCAGGGCACCCCGCGGAGCGCGCTGCAGCCCCCGCCGCGCCCGCCGGCTTAAGGTGCGGAAAAGTACGCAGGGGGTCGGCGTTCTCGCCCCGTTCTCGTTGGCCGGCCGCAGCCGGCCGCGCCAGGTTGACTCTGCTGTTGGCGGGGCTGCTTTGCCCCGGAGGGCGCTACGCGGTTCTATGCGCGATCCGCCCTTGGTGCGGCCTTCAACCAGGGCCTCGCGTCCAGCCAAGCCTTTGCCCTCGACTCAGTGTCCAAGCCCGTGAAAACCGAAAGCACCTTCAAGGCATGCGTCTTTCCGATTTGTCGCGGCCTGATCATGACTACGGCGCACCCGAGGAGATCGGTCGCTCCGAAGTCGATGCCGAGGTGAAAGGGCGTCCACGGCCCCGCCGTCCGGCGGCGAACGGCCCGTCGGCGTCGGCAGTTGGCTGTGCGCAATCTCACGACGGCCCCGCCGCTGCGCGCCGCCGCTTCCAGGCCTCCCAGGCCGCAGCGTGCTCCCGGCAGAGATCCTTATCGGGCCCCGGCTTGGTCGAGCACCTGGTGCAGATCGGTTTGCTGCAGGTGCCGCCCTCGACCTTCCAGTCGCAAAGCAAGGGCGCCCTGGCCCCGCAGGCGCAGCGGGGCAGGTGCCCCCTACTTGTGCACACGATCGCGCGCTGACCGCTGGGGAGGGTGGTCATCGTGCAGGGCACGCTACAGCCGAACCTTGCGGCTCGGCCGCTCGTGCCCGCGGTTGCTGTCGTGGTCGTGGGGCGGCGGCGGCAGGCGTTGCATCTCGCGGTCCTCGCGGATCCATGCCGAGACCTCCCGGCAGATGAAGCGAAAGTTCGCGCCGGCGTTGATCCGGGGCCAGAGCCGGAAGTGATAGAGGGCGCGATAGACCCGCCGGGCCCGCGCGAGCTCTCGGCGGCCGGCGGCATCGTTGCAACGGCTCGAGCAATACGCCTGGTCGGCCCGACGCGCTCGGAATGCCGTCCGACACTCGGGGCAGCAGCGCTCAGGCAAGACCCTAGGGTCTTGCTGGAATTGCTCCTTCGCCAAGGGCGCGCCCACCGCCATCAGGATCGCCCGTACCAGATTTGCTCGACCAGGCGGGCCTGATCCGGATGCAAGGGGAGAACAACGCGCAGGAATTTGGCCCGATCACGGACGGTCGGGTCCGATGCCAGCCGGCTGATCGAGATCAGGAGAGCTATGAGGGACGTCATGTCTGCCTCCCGGCAAACGGATCCTCCACCTCGATGGCGATCGGCGGGTGAGTGTCGCCCCAGCAGTGGAACCAGAAGACTCCACCGGTGCGCTGCAGCTCCGCGAGTTCCTCGGCTGAGAACTGCCACTTGCTGAGCACGTGCCCGGCCCCCTCCAGGTCGCGCCATACATGGACGTGGAGGTCGTAGACGTTGCCCGCCAGGGCGTCTTCGGCCGTTGGCGCGGTCAGCACCAGATTGGACTGGGGGAAGGGGGCGCCCACCGCCATCAGGAGATTTCAGCCAGAAGGACGCGGACAAAGGCAGCATTGGCGTCGAGGTGCCGCTCGAGCGCCACGCTGCAGGCGAGTTGTGCCGCTTCGATCCGTTGAGGATCTTCCGAGAGTAGGGCGACCTCGTGGTCCGCCAAACGCGCCTCGAGCTCAGCGCGCGAAAGCGTCCGGCTCTTCAACTGCCTGGATCCAATCATGCGCCGGGCACGAGCTCGATGGTGGCGGTCGTCGCTGGCGGTTGGATTTCAACCTGAACCCCCGGCGTCGCCACCACCCGCCAGCTGAGGCCGTCGTGGGCCGGCGACCCGTCCGGCTCGAACATCCGGAAGACGTCCCCTGGCTCCAGCTGGTCCAGGGCGCGCTCC